GAATCGATATTGTCACCTATGCCGGGAAGATCTCCCGCTTGATTGTGTCGCCATACTTGACCACGAGGAAAGGCCCGAATCTGTTTTGCCAAGATGTCGAGAGAGTTCCCACGGTCGCCACTTGTGACTTTGCTCCAATGCAAGGCAAGTGGCCCGCTTTTAGCATAGCATCCCCCCGCTTTAAGCGGGCAGGAGTCTGGACAAGTTTCGGCGGAAGATGTCGTCACAGGAATCGGGCCTGTTTTAACGTTTGAAGAAATTGGAGAAAGATGGATGTTCATTTTGTTCCCTCCGCATAGCCTTTGACATAGGCTGAAATGCAGGCATCAAGAATCACAGCGGGAACATGCCCGAATGTCATGACATGAGATCCATCCTTCATGACAGAATAGCCACGACCATTTCCAGAGGATTGACTCGACAGGTCATATTTTTGGCCTGTGACATTGTGAAGGTATTTGATTCTTTCAAGCAGATGGGATTTTGTGATTTTCATTTGATTGGTTGGTTTGTTTGTTTGTTATTTAAGACTGACACTGAGGCTTCAGACTCGCGCAGACTCACGCGAACACCAAGAAAAAAGTGAAAATATATTTTCTCGCCCACGCGTTTATTTTATTGACAAGCCCACGGAACCGCATCCAGTGCGGATCTGCGGGCGATTCACAAACTGAAAAAATCTTTTAAAAACATTTGTGCAAAATCTCAGCCTGTGATTTTCAGAATCAATTTTGCAACTTCCCGCCCGTAAGAGGCAGGGGAATGTTGCTTCTATTTTAGAATCATTCCAAATATTCAAAAACTATGCCAAGACCAAAAATGAATTATTCAAGAATCATGCCAACTTTTAACGAGAGAAAAGAAACTATTTGCGAAGCTGGACGATTCATTTTTTAATGGATCATCCTGCGGAGCTATTTTAAAAGCACACAGCAAAAATCGTCAAATACTATTTTTTTTACATGAACACCGAACCAGAACAAGAAAAACGCGGACGAGGTAGAGCATCAACCTACACGCCAGAAACAGCAAAAGACATTTGCCGAATGATTGAAAACGGAATGACTCTCGTTGCCATTTGCCAGCTCCAAGACATGCCAGACATTAGCACTGTTTACGATTGGCAAGACGCACACACAGAATTCGCCGAAAGCTACGCTCGTGCGAGACAACGCCAGGCCGACACATTCGCCGCCATGGTCATGACGGAAGCTTTCAATTCACACGATGCGCAGATCGGCAGGCTACGCATCGACGCGCTGAAATGGACGGCCTCCAAACTTGCGCCAAAGAAATACGGTGACAAAATAGAGGTCGAGTCTAATTCTCAACAAAACTTTAAGATTTCTTTCTCCGTGCCAGATCGGAACACGCAAGACAGCTTGCAAAATCTCGAAGCTTTACCCGATGCAATTCCTCAGATCATAGACATACAGCCCGAACCTGTAGAATCTGACTAGATAACGAGACACAATCTCAGCGCAGGGTTTCGCTATACCCGAAAAGGTTGAATCTAGCTAGATTCACCGAAATTATACCAGATCAGGATTTTGCTTCATTCTGTCACATTCCGACAGCTTCCCGCATTTTCAGGAAATAGCTTAGTGCCAAGAAAGTATAAATAATCAAGACCATGGTTTGACTAAGTTTCGCCGCGTGTCATGTTTTCCCGTCCTATGTCACAAAAAACCAAGACTGAACTGGAAATCCTTCTCACCACATACGACGCCAGCAAGAGCCCAGAAACGGCGCACAAGCTTGTCGAATTACTCAGGGCGTCACTCATTAGCACACTAAGGGAGAAAAGCATTCTGGAGGCCGATATTCGCAAGCTAGAGATTTTCCTTTCCAAGCAGTGAAAAAACACTTGCGAGGGTAAAAAAATCAGCTAGGAAGAAAATCCTATGACATACATCGACTTCGTTCGCGCATTAGCAAAGCCCGGTCAGGACATCGTAAACGAAATTACACCGCTAGACGCTCACCGCCTGCACATGGCCGTGGGAATTAGCGGAGAAGCTGGCGAACTTCTGGACGCCGTAAAGAAAGCCGTGATCTATCGGAAGACTCTCGACATTGCCAATGTGAAAGAGGAAGCCGGAGACTTGCTGTTTTATATTACTGGCATTCTGGACAGCATCGGCAGCAATCTCGATCAGGTAATCGCTGAGAATATGGAGAAGCTTTCCAAACGATACGGATCACTTTCCTATTCCAACAACCAAGCAATTCAGAGGCTCGACAAAGAACACGGTGACGAGGTTAAACTCTCGCCACCCGAAGCAGACGAAGATTTCGACCAGATCATTCACCGAACTTGCAATCTAGATGATGAGGAGTGTGAATCTTGCCAATGAGTGACAAAAGCCAAGACTACTGGGAAGGATTCGCCGATGGTCAGAAGGACATGGAAAGCCAGATCGACACGCAAAACGACCAGTTAAACCCGAACGACTTCATTCAGAGTCTCGACATGTTTTCCATGTGGATATTGTCACAGATTAGAAACAACGGAAGCGATGAGATAAACGAAGAAGGTGCGCCGATGTTTGCAAACTACGGAGAAGCAACACAGGCAGCATTTGCGACGACGATTGCATATGCTCGCGTATTGCGAACGATGGCCGCGTGTTTGTTTAAATTGAACCAAGGAGATTTCACAGAAGAACATTTCCATCATGAAATGGATTTCGCATTCAACCAACTAGAAAACGAGACGAATGAAAACGACGACGAATAAAATCACGAAACTTGCGAAAGAATATCACGAACTGATTTCGGGAGATCACCACAAGGATCGAGACTGCCATTGGTTCATCGAGACCCGTTGGAGCTATGGAAACGATCCAGTTTATGTGGTAGAGCGAAACGGATATTTGCACCACACAGAGACGGCTAAGTTCGACGCCTACGATTCAGCACTAGCTTACTTGCGCGAAGAAATACAGGACGCGCTAGAGATTGAACGCTTCAACAAAGCAGAAGTTGAAGGAATTAGATTCCCTGACGACATTCCCGGCGAGATGCGAGCATTTGAACTATGAGCTGGCAAGAATATGCGTTGGACATTGCCAAGGTAGCAGCGAAGAAAAGTAAAGACCCATGGCGAAAAGTAGGTGCGTGTTTATTGCGCCATGACAATACAGTGGCAGGTGTTGGATTCAACGGCTTCCCCGCTGGAATGCGTGAAGATTGGCAAGATAGAGACAAGAGAAGGTTGCTAGTAGTCCATGCCGAGCAAAATGCATTGCGATACGTAAAGCCAAACGAATGCGCTTTGATTGCTGTGACATTGCTACCATGCAATGATTGTTTGAAAGCGATTGCCAGCCATGGAATCAAGACCGTGGTTTATCAAGACATATACGACAGAGACATAACGAGCATAACGCTTGCAATTGATTTCGGAATAGAGTTGATTAGGATTTCAGACAATAAATAAATATGAGATTCCACATTTTAGGACTTCCGCACACCGTAACGAGTAAAGAATTCAACGCCTGCGCTTACACTCAGAAAGTCGTTAAATTCGGAAAGATGATGGTCGAGCGAGGGCATGAAGTCATCCACTACGGCCATGAAGATTCAGACTTGATTTGCACGGAGCATGTGACGGTTTTGACGAATGATGACTTTAAGAAGTCATATGGTTCGCATGATTGGCGCAAAACTTTTTTCAAGTTCAACACAAGTGATCACGCATATCAGACATTTTTCAAGAATGCGATTAGAGAAGTTGGAAAAAGGAAATTGAAGAATGATTTCATTTTGCCATTTTGGGGAAGTGGAGTCAGGCCGATTTGTGACGCGCATCAAGACATGATTTGCGTTGAACCCGGCATTGGGTATGCTGGGGGACATTGGGCAAGATGGAAAGTATGGGAGAGTTACGCGATTTATCACGCCTATTGTGGCTTGAAGAATGTTGGTCAGTGCAATCAAGATTGGTATGATGTTGTAATTCCTAATTATTTCGATGAAGAAGATTTTGAATTTAATCATAAGAAAGAAGATTACTTCTTGTATCTTGGCAGGGTTTATTCTGGTAAAGGCGTTGATGTTGCGATTCAAGCCACGGAAAAAGCAGGGGTTAAGCTTGTCATTGCAGGACAGAAAGAAGAAGGCTACAAGTTACCAGCGCATGTTGAATATGTCGGATATGCCGACGTGGTAAAGCGGAAAAAATTGATGGCAAATGCGAAGGCTAGTTTTTTGCCTTCCATGTATGTTGAGCCATTTGGTGGCGTCCAGATTGAAAACCTGCTTTGTGGAACTCCTACGATAACGACAGACTGGGGTAGCTTTGCAGAAAATAATTTGCATGGGATTACAGGTTATCGTTGTCGGACGATGGGTGATTTTGTGGATGCGATCAAAAATATTGACCAGATCAAGCCTGAGAGCTGCCGTAAGTTTGGAGAGAACTTTACACTAGAGAAGGTTGCGCCGATGTATGAGAAGTATTTCTCAGACGTTCTGGATGTCTATGATGGCAAAGGCTGGTATGCTGATGGAAACGGAATTGACGCAATGACAAAGTTTTATCCAAGTATTATATGAGTGACTACACATTTG